CGCTCACGGGGTCGGCATCGCCCGCGCCGCCGGGTACGTCGGCCAGATTGGTGACCACGGCCGAGGCGTCGGGCCTGCGTTGCGGGTCGGCCCGCCTGCCTGCGATGGGAATTCCATGCAGGGCCAGCACGCGCTTATGGGCCTCCTCCAGAAACCAGCGAAAAGGCTTGTCTTCGTTGCCGGGTGCCGAACCCAGGGCCTTCACAAAAGTGTCCAGATCCGCCTGCTTGCCGTGGTCCGTGTAGTAGTTCACACGGCCCAGTTCAGGCGTTTTTGCGGCTTCGTCCAGGAAGGTGCGGATGGAATGGGTCCAGGCGTCCCTTTCGGACTGCTGGCGCATTTCTGCCGACACGGTGGCGCGTGTTTTCACGTCGCGCAATGCATCGCGCTGGTCTTGCAGCCGGTCCAGTTCCGACTCCATTTCCTCATGGTCCAGATCGCCGTCGTTGTACCTGCGACGCACCTCGGTCATCGCCGCCTTGTTGGCCAGTACCTGGTCCTCATAGTCCTGGGGCAGGTCCACCCTGTAGCCGGACGCCTGCGCCAGCGCCTCCCGGGCAGCCTTCGCGGGCTCCGACCCTACTCCCTGGATATGCTCTGCTGCAGCATGTTCACGGGACTCCAGTGCCGCTACAGCCTGATCAGCGGGCTCGCCATCGGGGGACGGGGCACCTTCGGCTTCAGCACCCAGATCACCGCGGCCCAGCGCCGCAAGCGCAGCCTCGTTGTCTGCATGGGGGTCGTAGTCGTCTTCCTGCATGGAGGAACGCTCGGCGTCGGAGAGAAGGCGCAGTCGATCGTCTTGGTTGCTCATGGTTGAATATTCCTGATGTGCGTGCTCAGGGAAGGTTGGCAGGCTTGGTACGGGGCCATGCATCGCCCATCAATCGGGCATCAGCGGCGTGGCCATCAGCCGCTCGCGCGATATCTGCACCGCGCTGCGCCATGAGTCCACCTCGCTCTGCCAGGTCTTCGAGTAGGGCTGTGCAGGTGCTGGCGTACCGGGCAAGGGAGGGCCGGGCAGCTGCGTCGATACGTTCGGGCAAGCCGGCGAAGTCGCCGCGCAGGCCTGAAGCAGCAGCGTGCATGTCACGCAGGCTGCGCTCAAGATCCTGCTGAGCTGCGGCATTGCGCTGCTGGGTACGCTGGTATGTCGCAAGTGCATTGTTCAAATCCCGTGAAAACGCGGCCACGTCCTGCGCGGCCTGGCGAACGCTGGCCAGTTCAGTGCTGGCTGCATGCAGCCTGAGCTGCTCGAGGCGCAGCCCATGGCGCTGGTCCTGGACCCACCAGGCACAGGCCGCGCCCAAAGCAAAGGCCGCAGCGGCAGCCCAGGGCCGGGCGAAGAGGCTGGAGATCAAGGCACGACCCTCCACTCAAGGCAGATTTCTCCATTCGCCTCGCCTCGCAGTTGCAGGCCGGGCAGTACGGTGGACACACCGCGGATCGTGCCGCGGTTCCAACGGCGGTTCTCGCGGCAGGCGCCCGCAAGGTCACCTGCGTTGGCCTTGCGCAGCAAGGTGCTGGTGGCAAGGCTGCCCGCCCCCTTGTTGTGGACGAAATCGATGAATTGGCCCTGAACGAAAGGGTCGTAGGTCTCCCAATGCACCAGCAGTTGCCGCGCCTGGCGCTCGGCCAGCAGATAGCGACCGCGCTCCAGCGCATAGCAGTCCGCAGGGCTGTACCAGCGCCCGGCAATGACGCCATCACCCGTGATGCCATTGCAGACGGTCAGCGGCTGCCCCTTGCCCAGCCTGTCGGCATAGGGTGCCCCGATGTGTCGCCCGCTGCTCTCGTAGAACGAACCCAGAACCATGGCGACCTTCACGCCGGCCGTTGTACCGGAGTCGTCAGCCACGGCTCGTACATAGGAGTCAAGCAACGCCGGCGCCTCGAGGTGCCGGGTCACCAGCGCCCCGCCCGCGCCCATTGCGGCAAGCACCACCAGTGCCGCCAGCCGCCCTGCCAGCCGCACCGGCACCTTGGAGTCCTGTGGGGCCATCATGCACTCCCGATGGCCGGCGACCATGGCCCGGCATCGCGGGCTGATAGGTCTGCCACCCTTTGCTTGACCATCATGGAGCCTCCTGCTCACCAGCGGCATCACGTGCTCCGCCGCGGCGCATGAGGCTCATGCGCATTTCGTGCTCCGCCTGGTCACGGGCCTCTTCAGCCAGCTTCAACTGATACTCCTTGCGGCGGTAGTACCAACTGACAGAAAAGCCCGCGATACCCACCAGTACGCCCATGGCGACGCCAGCCTCCGAGGTCAGCAGCCAGCCGAAGCCGCCCAAGCCCAGCCCACCCCAGCCAACCTTGCTGCCCATGGTTGCCGCAGCACCGGCGCTTGTGGCATGAGCTGCGGCCTCCAAGGCCGCCTGTGTGGCGTCATTGCTCATCGATCACTCCTTGTTGTTCAAACTGCGCGAGGCGGCCCGACATGGAATCGAGATGCTCGCAACTGCGAGTCCGGATCTGGGCCACCCGCTCGCGCGAGTCGGCCTCGATGCATGCCACCTGCAAGCGCACATCCTGGTCCGCCCTGATCTGCAGCGTTTTGTTGGCCAGTTCGGTGTTGGCCTTGGCCAGTTGCCGGCGCATGTTGTCCAACTCGACATCCGCATCGCGCCGCACTGCGGCGGCCGCATTAGCCATGCGCAGAGCCAGGGCCTGGTCTCCGCCGCTGGAGCGCATCTGCTCGGCTTCGGCTTCCAGCTTTTCGGCGCGGGCATTGATTTCGCGGACCTTCGCCACCTGCTCGGCAAGAGCCTGGCGCGCCCCTTCCTGCTGCATCTGCAGGGCCTCGGCCTGGGCCTGCATCTGCTGCTGCATCTGCTGCTGCTCCTCGGGAGAAAGGGACCGGGCCGGGTCGCGCTCCCCGGTCAATTTGCGCATCTCGTCCGCGATCTGCTCCCTGTTGGGGAGATCGGAGTAGTCCATGGCGATGGTCAGCAGGCGCAGTGCGGCCTCAGGCGGCATACGCCCGGCCATCTGCGACAGCGCATCGAACATGACCTGGCGCAGCGTGCCCGCATAGTCCTGCTCGGAGACGATGAAGTCGGCCAGGCTTGCCGTGATGTCGTTGAGATAGCGCACGCTGCCGTCCGGCTGCATTTCGGGACGGTTGATGCGCACCCAGTCGAGGCGCCCCTTGTGGCCCGATAGCCGGATGACCTTTTCATCCGTATACCACTGCTCTACCAGGCTCAGTTGCTTCTCGCCCTGCAGCTGCACGGCCAGCCTGTGGTTGTCGAATGGCTGTGTGGTCACTACCGAGCCCTGCAGCTGGCGCGCCTTGATGGCCACCCCAGAGCTGGCATTGGTCTGCCGGCCCAGGTTCTCGCCGCCGATGCCGGCGGACTTCTGTATGGCCTGCGTATCCAGGTTCATCATTTGGATCTGGCCGGAGGCCATCTCACTGTCGCGGTGCACCTCGAACTTTCTGCCTGCGCGGTAGATCACCACCCCATCGGGCTGGTTGATTTCCTCACGCGCCTCATTGATGTCGTCGAAGGCGCCCTTCTCGGCGAATATCTGGTTCGTGGACAACAGGAACAGCGCTTTGCTGGCACGCTTGTTCAGGTCCATCTGCAGGTCACGTACCCGCCGTACCACGCCATAGGGCATGCGGTCACGACCGCGGCGATAGCACCAGATGGGCGTAAGGCTGAAGCTGTTGTGCCGCATGGGCATCGGTCCCAGCGCCAGCAGGTGGCCTTCCGTGAATACCGCAACATGCATGCGCATGACCACACGGTCCACGATGGCACCGCCCACCTGTCCGATGGCCTGCATCAGCGCCTGGTCCCAGGGTTCGACAAACGCCCCCTTGAACGGCCCTTCGGTCACGACGCGGACCGACGCTGGCATGCGAAACTGGCATTCGATCAGCCGCACACGGCGCCGTTGCTCGTTGTCCGCGTCGCTTCGCCCACCTGAGACGTTTGCAGACGGATGCTGGCTGACATGGCCTTGGTAATGGAAGGCGTCCTCGGCCCACTGTTGCGCGCTGTGCTCCTGATCCTGTTGCACCGCACGCTCCAGCACGTCGCGACGGCCCGGGTACATGGTGATGGCGATATCCTCGTCAACCCAGCGCGTACGGAAGATGTAGCGTGCATCGCTCAGGTCGTTCTCCATGGCCATGGAATCCCAGAGCACGTTGCGCCAGTCCTCGTATTTGGAGTAGATGATGTCCTGGGTGGGGTCGTTGCGCACCCCGTCATCAAGCCAGCCCACCCCCACCTTGATGGTGTCTTCGAAAGCCCGACTGCGATTGAAGCCTGTGCGGTTCACATCGGAAACATACTTGAGCACCTTGGTCTTGATGTCGGCCATCTGGACGTCGTCCTCGGTGCGAGGCAGCACACTCCAGTCCACGCGCGCGCGGCGCTCGGTGCCGATCAGCCAGTCGCACATGACGGCCACCTCGTTGAACACCAGAGGTACCTGGCCCCGCTCTTCCAGTCTGGCGGCGTCGGCGGGGTCCCACTGGTCGCCGTCGTAGTAGTCGGCGT